GCGCTATGCGTTCATACGAGAAGGTCAATTCCGTGGCTAGAGAGAAGTAATGGCAGAGACAGCAAAGAGACTGAATCCTAAGATCTGGGACAGAGCCAAAGCCAGAGCGAAGCGGAAGATGGGCGGCAAATGGTCAGGCAGAGCGGCGCAGCTTGCTGTTAGATATTACAAGGACGCTGGCGGTAAATACTCAGGTAAGAAGTCAGCTAGCAATCGTCTGAGTCAGTGGACAAAGCAAGATTGGGACTATGTGGGCAAAGAGGGCAAGTCTCGCTACCTACCTAAAGCGGCTCGTAAAGCATTATCGTCGGGCCAAAAGGCGGCAGGATCGAGAGCCAAAAACAAAGCTACCAAGTCGGGCAAAGGCTCGGCTCGCTACACTGAGGCAGAACGCAAAGCAGTCAGGAGAGCAACGAAGCGATGAAGGGAATAACACACTACAGGATTGACGGCACCCCATATGAGGGTGAGACCCATCCAATGCCGGGAGGCATCTTACACACTGGCGCGACCCATGATGCAAGCAGTGTTCGCGTGTATCACTTCCAAGAGCTATCAGCAGAGGCCAAGAGGAACGCCATGATGCTAATGGTGGAGTCAAACAAAACACGCTAATGGGTAGACCATTGATCGAAATAGACTGGGATCAGGTAGACAAAATGTGCGAGATCCATTGCACTGGCGAGGAGCAGGCAAGCATCCTTGGCGTGGATTACGACACCTTAAATTCAGCCTGTAAGCGTGAAAAGGGTCAGAATTTTTCGGACTATTTTCGCAAAAAAGCGAGCGGGGGCAAGATGAGTCTGCGCAGACGGCAATATACCTCCGCTATGGATGGCAACACGACCATGATGGTTTGGCTAGGTAAGAACTGGTTAGGTCAGAGTGATATGCCAGAGCCAGAGCCACAAGATCTGCCGCCTATCATCATCGAGCGGGCTGATGAAGCTAACAAAGCCACAGGATGACATCTTCTTTGATGAGAGCAGGTTCCGAGTCGTTGTCGCAGGGCGGCGGTTCGGTAAAACCTTTCTTTCAGTGCATGAGCTAATCAAAGCGGCACTAGCTGGTCACGATAAGAACTGCTGGCTAGTCTGTCCCACATATAAGGCAGCGAAAGAGATCGCGTGGAATATGCTTAACGATGCGCTCCCAGATGGATACGCAACCAAGCGCAATGAGACTGCTTTATCGCTCACGCTTAGAAATGGCTCAACGATCTCACTCAAGGGAGCAGAGAAACCTGACAACCTAAGAGGGAGAGCATTAGATTTTGTAGTGATGGACGAATTTGCTGATATGAGACCAGAGGCATGGTTCGAGGTGCTTCGTCCCAGTCTTAGCGATAGGCTAGGTTCTGCATTGTTCATCGGCACACCAAAGGGGCGAAATCATTTCTACGACTTATGGACGCGAGGCGCGGACAAAGAGGAGGGCTGGCAAGCCTTTCAGTACACGACCATCCAAGGCGGCAACGTTGAGGCGACTGAGATCGACCAAGCGAGATCAGACCTAGACGAGCGAACCTTTACCCAAGAGTATGAGGCCGAGTTCGTCACTTACTCAGGGGTAATCTATTACGCATTCAGCAGAGAGGAGAGCGTGAGCAAAGGCTTCTTAGCTGATGAGCTGCATATCGGTATGGACTTTAACCTCGATCCGATGAGCGCAGTTGTCATGGTGAAAGACGGCAGCACCATGCACGTTATAGATGAGATCGTTATATACGGCTCAAATACTGACGAGATGGCAGACGAGATCCTGCAAAGATACCGAGAGCATCAGGTCACGATCTATCCAGACCCAGCCAGCAAGCAACGCAAGACAAGTGCAGGCGGTAGGACTGACCTATCTATCCTGCAAAACGCAGGCTTTCGGGTGAAGCTAAGAAACAGCCACCCACCAGTGCGGGATCGGATCAACTCAGTGAATAGTAAGCTGATGTCCTCGACAGGCCAACGCACGCTATTAGTAGATCCGAAGTGCAAGCAAGTTATCTCATCGCTGGAGCGGCAGACGTACAAAGAGGGGACAAGTCAGCCAAACAAAGAGGACGGCTTCGACCATATGAATGATGCGCTCGGTTACGCGATGGAGTATCTTTTCCCGATTCGCAAAGAGCGCACCACAGAACAACCGACTAGGTGGACTGCATGAACAACCTTGAGTATCAACATCCCGACTATGATGCCAACCAAGACAGGTGGGAGTTCTACCTTCGATCCTACGCCGGGGGCCAAGAATACAAAAACGGCAGCTACCTAACCGGCTACCAGAACGAATCCGAGAATGAGTACGCTAGACGCATCAGTCTCACCCCTATTGATAATCACTGTCGGAACGTCGTCCACATCTATAGCTCATTTCTGTGGCGCGTCCCTCCGGTGCGCGTCTACAACAGCCTCGATGCAAACCCTGCTCTCGATGCGATGGTTAAGGATGCCGACCTAGATGGCATGAGCCTCAACAGTTTTATGAAGCAGGCTCAGATATGGTCTAGCGTTTACGGCAATGTCTGGATACTTGTTGACAAGCCAGAGAGCAACGCAACAACCAGAGCCGAAGAGCTAGAGCAAGAGATTCGGCCCTATCTGTCATTGTTCACACCAGAGAACGTCTTTGATTGGCAGTTTGAGCGTAGCCCATCAGGGCGCTTTGAGTTGACGTATCTCAAGCTCCGCGAGTCCGTAGACCGAGAGGACGCCACGACTATCGTGAGCTACTTCCGCATCTGGCGTAAAGATGTAATCCAGCATTGGAAGTCTGACGGTGACCGCGAGACCATGATGGAGGAGAAAGAGAACCCACTTGGCACGATTCCTGCGGTATTCCTTCCAGCGAACAGATCAAACACAAGGGCAGTCGGTATCTCTGACTTGTCCGACATCAGCTACATGCAGCGGGCTATCTATCAAGAGCTATCAGAAATCGAGCAGCTAATACGGATCAGCAATCATCCGTCTCTGGTTAAGACATTCGACACTGATGCGAGCGCAGGTGCTGGGGCAGTGATAAACGTCCCAGACGATTCAGCCGAAGTGATGAAGCCGTTCTTATTGCAGCCATCTGGTAACAACATCCAGCAGATCAGAGAGTCGATCAAGGACAAGGTGGAAGCCATCAATCGCATGGCGCATATGGGCGCAGTCAGGGGCACCGAAGCCATAACGCAATCAGGCGTAGCAATGCAGACTGAGTTTCAGATGCTCAACGCCAAACTGTCAGAGAAGGCTGACTTGCTAGAGCTAGCAGAGGAGCAGATGTGGCGCTTCGTCTGTCGATGGCTAGATGTAACGCCAGATGTTGAGGTGTTCTATCCCGACTCATTCGACGTGAGAGATTACGAGAAAGAGTTGCTCTTCTTGCAGCAGATGAAGGCGAGCGGTGTTAGATCATCTACCTTGCAGCAAGCGGTGGACAAGCAAATCGCCGACCTAGTGTTAGACGATGACAAGCTGATGCAGGCTCACGATGAGATCACTGCAACGACTCAGGTGCTTGGGCAGTTCCCTGTAGCTGAAGAATGACCCCCGACGAATATGCAGAGATCGTCAATCGGCTAGCGGACACGCATCGAGGCCGGATCGCTGACGTACTGCAACGACTAGAAGAGCGCATCGCAGCGATAGCAGGCTCAGCCCCAGTTCGCCAAGGCGTTCTCTTTGACCTTGCTTATGCTTTACAGGCTCGCAATCAGATCAGGGGTGCGCTGACCGATGAATACCTCGTGGCTGTTCAGCAACTCATCGAAGAATATCCAAGCCTATACGCTAGCCAGTATGAGATGTTCTCAGAGCTAGGCGACTTCATCAGGGTAGAACCAGAGATCATATCGGCTTTGCAGCGCCAGTCATTCCAAGGCTTCGAGGCCATCGCAGAGCAACAGTTAGACGTTTTAGCCAATGGTGTCTATCGGTCAACCTTAGTAGGTGAGAGCCGAGACGTACTCATCAAGGATTTGAGAGGGTCAATCAATGGAATCTATCAAGCGAGCGATCAGGAAGAAATTAGAAGACTTGTGGCAGTGGCTCAAAACGCTACCGGACAGGCTAGAGAGGATGCAATTAGGACTCTTCATAATCGATATGCTGCTGATCGCTTGGGCAATAATATGCGGCGTTATGCGACAACTTACGCAGAAGATTCGCTCAGCCAGTTCTCGGCTAGTATCACAGCTAGAACGGCTGAAGAAATGGGGATAGAGACCTTCGAGTATTATGGTGATCTGATTACAGACTCTCGTCAGTTCTGCCGCAACATCATCAACGAGACCGACCACAAGAACGAATACACGAAGGAAGCGATCGAGGACATATGGGGCAAGGAATCATGGGCGGGCAAGGCTCCGGGCAACCCGTTTATCGTTAGAGGCGGATACAACTGTCGTCATCATTGGCTACCACTTGTGGAGGTTTGAGATGCCATATCACTATGGGAACGAGAAGAAGAAGAAGAAGAAAAAGAACAAGCGACCTATGGGGCGCAAGCGCAAATAACGCAAAGGTTGACAATTTACCCGAAAGGGTAAAAATAGCCCCAACTCACTAGAGGTTATCGCTACATGAGCGACGAAATCATGGAAGAAAGCGTTGAGACTGAGCCAGCGCAAGAAACACCAACTCAGGAGTCAAAAACTTACACCCAAGAAGACATGGATCGCGTCATATCGGATCGTCTAGCGAGGGAGCGTAAGAAGTTTGAAAAGCAGTTAGACGGCATTAACTTAGAAGAAGCTCGCCA